TTTTAACCTCAATCGTGCTGAGTGAAGCAGTGGATGACGTATTAACACCTGTGATAATACCCTTCAGAGCACCAGTAAATGTGCCGGTTGTTCCAACTCCTGATTGAGTTCCGCTAATAGCAGCAGTAACACCGAAACCAACAGAGAAACCTGCATTTCCCAGATCATCTGTGTTAATACCGATGATTTGGTCGGCAGCATCGTCAATGTAGCAAACCTTCAGTTGGTTTGCCCAGGAACCAGGGTTCTTAGCAGCGTAAACAAACGATGCATCTGTGGTGTGGTTGTTCTGATAGTCATCGTAGTTATAAACTTTCAGAGATGTCGTTGATGCAATACCTACACCAGCGTTTGCGTTTCTCAGGTTATCGTCTGCTTGTCTAACAACCTTGAGGACACCACCATAAGAAAGAAAGTTAGCAGCACTCATCCAGTACTCATACTGGGTGTCTGTGGAAAGTGGCTTTCCGAAAGTGTTGATTAACTCTTGCTCGGTGCTGATGTCAATTGCTTCTTCGACTGGTCCAATTCTAAAAGGACCGGCGATTGCGCCAATATTATCTAATACGTTATCAGCTCTTCCTACTGTTAGGTCAACCTCCCTTACCAATACTCCAGGAGATAATTGAGGAGTCGCCATGTTTTGTTCTCCGTGTCTCAGTTTATCTGAAAGTATTTAGAATTT